CGCTGCTGCGCGGTCGACGGCTTGCCGCACCAGTGAGATATTAACCTTGGACTGCCAGTTGGCCTTGCCGCTCCAGTCGTACTGACCGTTGTACAAATCCCAAGACTGCTTCCAGACGGCCTCACGAGGCCGCCGCGCCTCATCAGCGGCCGTGAAGACATGCGTGAAAAAGGCGAGAGCGGTCTCATCGTCCACCACGGCGGTTTTGGTCTTTTGCTTTGCACCTTCTTTTACCTCGTCTTGGGCGAGTTGCACGCCGGTGTAGGTAGAACTATTTTGTGACATGGTGGGTATGTTCCTTCATAGAGTTAGCGTTACGGAAGCCATAACTTGGAGATTTGATTTCGGGTGTCGCCGTGCCACTCAGGTCCATTTCCAGGACTCGTGTGGCCACGTACTGCAATGCGTCGGCCGGATGTGAGTAGATATTTTTTTCGGGTTTCTCGCGTAGCTGTCCCGAGTTGTTGTATGCGTAGTGGTAGCCGCCATCCATGCCACCGATAACCATGGGGCACGACGGATCAATCAGCATCGCGGGTTCGCCACGCACGGCGCGACTCAGGAACTTGCGCACGGCCTTAAGGCGCTCCGCAGGGACCTGCACCCCCGGAGTGACGTTCATGCGGTATGTCGATGTGTTCGCAAGCATCGACACGGCAGTACGCTCATCGTTCGCCGAGCGGGCGAAACCCGCCGGGTCTACGACTTCGTAGTACTTGCGGGCCGTAGGAAACCACTCAAGAGATTTCGCAGCGACTTCTTCGAGGAAACGCTCCAGCCCCATGCCCGATTCGCATATTTCCCGGAGTACCACCAGGCGCATCCCCGGCCATAGTTGGGTAAAGATACATGCGGGATATAGACCGAAATCCCATCCACGAATAATAGGAAGTTGTGACTGGGCCACGAGTGGAGCGGCCGAAACGTGGAAATTACGCTTAAAGTCTTCTGAGAAAACCGGCTTGCCCCGGAAACTTTGCCAGCGAATATTGTACTCGCGCTCAAAGTTTGCGGCCGACGTGCCCTTACGTGCATCAGCGACGAACGACTCATTGTCCTTTGACGGATCGCCTGAGAAATGAACGAGCGCGACGTGAAAGCCGTTTTGTACATTGGTCCATTCCCATATGCCGCGTGTGGGGTTTGTGACGCTGGCGCCCTGGGGCAGGTCCGGGACGTACGCGACGCCGCCCGGGTTGCCCAAAAGCACGGCCGTGAGCGGCGAGATGTTACTTGACATTGATGATGCCGTTTGTGGTGATTGTGGGGATTGTTGAGTATCCCCAGACCGTCTGTGGCGCCGTGTATGGTGTCGGTTGCGCGTTTACGGGGATGAATTGTTGATAAGGCGTAAGTTGAATTGATGGTGTGCAGGCGTGGCATGTGCAGCGCCGCTCGTTCCACCCACGCACAAACGACCACTTCGGATGATGCTGTCCTTCGTCGAACATTTATTCCTCCATTATATCAAACCAGTGTCTCGTCAAAAACGAGTTTCTTGTATGGGCCATCCTGCGCTGAAGAGATGATGGTGAGACGGCCACCTCCCTCAATAGTGGGCCGAGCCGCGCCAAGCGTCTCCATGGCGTCTCCCCAAAATGCGAATTCATCAAAAAGTAGCGCAGAAGCGGTGTACTGTCGAAGCTGAGCGGCCCCGCTTGGAAGACCCATGATGTAGGAATCGAGTCCTGGAAACTCCAGTGCGCAATACTTAGAGCGCATGGTGGGCTTAAGAATTGTCCCGTCAGGGATATTCGTGTACATGAACTCGCAGCGACGGACCAGCTCATCGCTCTTTTGCTCCTTGTCGCTCACAATGAAAATCGAGCGTCCGGGGTGAAGCATAGCGTACCACAAATGCAGGTAGCACATCAACCAACTCAACATCATGCGCCGCGACTTGGGCACAAGTAGCATCGGGTTCGCTTCCCACACTCGCGTGAGATGTTCGAGATGCTGTTTCTGCGGGAAGGGTTTTACCGGCGTACGCGAGTCCGTCTGGTCGAGGGTGAAGATTTTGCCCTCGCGCACGGCGGCCCATGGGTCGTTGAACCACCGTTTCATGGTGCGAGCAATCTCTTGGTCTTTGGTGAGGGTGGCCATTACACAACGGTCCTGGCGCGGTACGTCGACGCGAGGTTTCGGCCGAACTCATCGTTCCCGAGTTCGTTGGTCTTGGCCCGCAGCCAATTGACAAGGGCGTAACGCTGCTGGTCGCTCAACTCATTTGCCCTATGAATCGTGAGAACGCAGCGCCACTCGACGTGATCCAGGTCGACGGGCGGCAACGCCCGAGGCACCTGCGTCTTGCGGCGCGGCTTCTTAAGCGTTTTGATCGAGTCGCCCTTCGGTGACGGCGTTGGCGACGGCCGCGCCGATTTCCTCAAATTCCACGTCTTCAAATGTGTCTCCCCCTTCATTAGTAGGTACGACCTGTGTGGTATGTGGTACGGTCACTGGGTCATTAGTCGCGATGTCGGCGGCTCCCAGGCGGTTAAGCTCGCGAATGATTGACTCAGCATCAGCGGTGACAGTGAGCCGCTTCTCAATTTTGACGTAGCCGCTTCGATCCAGAATCTCCACGGCTGCTCGTAGGCGATTTCCGGGACTAACCGCTGTACGCATAACGTCTCGGACAACGTCAAGAGCCTCTCCCGCGAGGCGCTCCATGCGCACTCGAATGCCTCGGTCTGCAAGTTTCGTCTGAAGCTCGTATTCGCGCTGAAACCGGGGTTGCGAAAGCATCGCATCCAAGTCTGGTGCTTTAAGGCCCATGTCGCGACGTATGTCTTTGGGCTCTTGTCTTTCGAGTAAACGGCGAATGACCTCAAGTTCTCGTTCCCCCATTTCTTGAGGCGCAAAAGTAGCGCTGCCCGCCTCGTCGTATATGGGCGCTGAGAGCGCCTTTAGAGGTGCCTGCGGCTTGGGCGGTTTACGTATGCGTCCCATCTCTCATAACATACCACGTGTGATAGGGCATGTCAATGGTACCCGTGACTTACGGCCTCGTGAGGGGTTGAGCAAATCCGCGTACGCCTTCACCCGAGGGCGTGCGGCCCTAGTGGCCGCAGCCCGAAAGGTGAGTCGACGAGCATTTTTGCTTTTTGCTCACGTGTTTTTTGGTGGTACGGCAACTTGTTATTTATTGAGGAATTTTTGCTCCCCAACTCTCTTATAGGGGCATTTGGCGAAGTGAGCAAAAACGCGTAAGCCCGTGTTTCATAAGGCGAATTTTTGCTCACAGGGTCTCGAAGTGAACAAAGTGCCGCTCTCAAGTGCCTGAAATCACGGGAAAAGTTTTTGCTCACTTCTCAGGATTCTGCGTAAGTTCCTTTGATTCCATGCGCCCCAAGGGGTACGACCGCCGTCTTCGGCGGGTCTTCGGTGTCCGCGCCGGAATGTTCACGTGTGGTGCGTGCGGCGGCCAAAACGGCCGTGTGGCGCGGGGTGTGGTGCGGTATGTTCACTCGGGCATTTGTGGCATGTGGCACGGGGTGGGTTTCGGGCACTGGTGTGATGGGAAAGAATGTTCACTCTTGCCACTTAAGTACGGATTTTTCCACGTGGTTTATCCGGGGGGCGCGAATGCGCCGCGTACCCCGTAGGGTAGGGTATGGATGCCCGTTTCGGGCATGTATGCAACATTCGCGCCAAGTCACACGTGTCACGTCATGTCAACAATCGCGCCACGGCACGGCATTTGCGACGCCCGCGCACGCGCTCGCGCACGCCCGTATGTGCGCGTCGCAAGCGGCGTGCCAACGCAATCGAGCGCACTTTGCCACATTTGCACGTAGTTGCACGTAGTTTGCCACACTTTGCCACCGTTTGCCACGTTTGTGACAACAGCAAGAAGTGTGCCGCGCGGTCGCAAGTGGCCGCAAGTTCGTTCAAGCGGCCCAAAGTGCGTTGGCACAAAAGCCGCTTTATCGGCGCTGCATGAACGCAACTCACAAACGCCTGAAGGCGAACGCCCTAGAGATTTTGCTGCTCAAGCAAGCAATTGCCGCGAGGGCAATCCGCGAGCAGCTCGACATCGAGCCCCAAGGCGCATGGCATAGCCTAGAGCATAATCACCTATGTGAGC